TGCTGCCTTGGTACAAACTTGGGTATCTTAATAACGTTTAACAACAAATGAAAAAAGCCTATCCGCTGCAAAGTAGGTAGGCTTTTTTTAAAACAAAAAACACTATGCCACTACCAAATATTACATTCATACAAAGCCCGAACGGATTAGGAAGACCGCTAACAGGTACTGACTACATCAGCGGGCATTTGCATTACTACGCATCAGGAGCAACGCTTCCAACAGGCTTTACAAGTTCTGACAGGATTAAAAAAGTTTTTTCCGTTGCCGATGCAGAAGCCTTGGGAATAACAGACGCGCACTTAGGCGAAACCAAAGCCGTTGCAAAACTTGTTATCGGTGGAACTCCTGCCGTTGGCGACACCGTTGCAATAACTTACACAGGGATTGATGGGGTTGAAACCGTGTTAAGTACCTACACAATGGTATTGGCCGATGTTACTTCGACCACCACCGCTGCTGCTGCTTTAAAGGCTGCTATTAACTTAGGTACAAATACGCACGGATTCACGGCCGACAATACAACCAATTCGCTTTTTATTACCACAAAGGGCGGTGAAGGTATTTTCCCAAATTCAGGCACACCATACGCAAGCACAATCACAGGAGGAACAACAGGAACATGGACACAACCAACAGGCAGCGGTTCAACCGTTTTAGGTGTTGCATCATGGATTGATACTTTGCACTACCACATTAGCGAATATTTCCGCATCCAACCTAAAGGTGAGTTGTATGTAGGTTTGTACGAGGAAGAAAGCACAACTTACACTTTTGCTGCAATTACAACCATGCAGAACTTTGCACAAGGGGCAATTAAGCAAATCGATGTATTTGAAAAGAATGTTGCTTTCTCATCGGCACAAGCCACCGCGTTACAAGCAATCGCCGCCGCAAACGCAGCGGTTTACAAACCTTTGCAAATTGTATTGAATGCTGAAATTAGCGGTACTGCTTCCGTTGCAACATTAACAGACCTTTCAACATTAACCGCGCCAAAAGTATCGGTTTCTATTGCACAAGATGGGGCTGGCACAGGCTACCACATTTACAAAGCAACAGGTAAATCAGTTGGAATTGGAGGCGCAATGTTAGGGGCTATTTCCTTTGCTTCAGTAAGCGATTCAATCGCATGGATTCAGAAATTCAACATGGCATCGGGTGGAACAGAACTTGATACCATTGCGTTTGCAAACGGTCAACTTTACACCGCTTTAGCTGATTCGCAATTTCAGAGCCTTAACAATTACGCTTATGTTTTCCTTGTGAAGCATATCGGAATTACAGGAAGTTATTTCAGCGATTCAAAAACAACCGTAATATCAACATCCGATTATTCTACAATCGAAAATAACCGCGTTTACGACAAAGTTACTCGCGTTGTTCGCGCTGCATTGTTGCCCTCATTGTCAGGCCCATTGAAGGTAAACGCGGATGGAACTCTTAACCTTGATACAATCGGTTTCTTTGAGAGTTTAGCAAATCAACCATTGATTCAAATGGAGGCCGACAATGAACTTTCTGCGCACAAAGTAATTATTAACCCGACACAAAACGTATTATCCACATCAACCCTTGAATTAACTATTCAATTAGTGCCTATTGGCGTTGCAAGGTTCATTGAGGTAAATGTAGGTTTTGTTGTTTCAGTAGCTTAAAAACATGGCACAAAATATCATTCCACTAATTAATGGCAAAGCGTATGAATACGCTGACATTACGGTAAACATTCTTGGTGTTCCTTTTTTGGAGGTAACATCAATCGAGTATGGCGAGGTCGCAAACATCGAAAACATCTATGCAGCGGGTCGTTATCCAATTGCGCGCGGACATGGAACGGTTGAAGTGTCGGGCAAAATTACAATCCTAATGGGTGATGTTCAAAACTTAGTATCAGTTGCACCAAACGGTCGCTTGCATGATATTCCAGAGTTTGACATAAACGTAACCTTTACGGACGTGAATTTGATTCCTGTTAAGCATGTAATCCGAAACGTTCGCTTTAAAAACAACATGATTTCATCTTCAACGGGTGATACATCAATTCCTGTTGAACTTGAAATTATCCCTTCTCATATTGAATTTGTTTAGTAAATTTGAGCCATAATTAAACCACAATGGAACAAACAACAGAACAACAATTAAGAGAAAAGTACGGGGAGTTTTATACTCTCACGGTACAGGATTCAAACAACAAGGACATTATAACCTACCTAAGAAAACTCGACAGGACTACTTACAAGGTTATAAGCAAACTAATGGAAAAAGATGAGTTAATGGCGGTTGAAAGCCTTTTAAATTCTTTGTACATTGGTGGCGATGACCCTAAATTAATCATTAATGACTTTGATGCTTTACGAAGCGCAGAAGTAACATTGGTTGATATGATTCGCCCAAAGCATGGCACTTTAAAAAAAAATTAGAGGCCGCTCGTCAAGAGTTATTAACGGATGAGTACGCCCGAAAGGATGCACTCATCCGTTTTTATTTGCACGTTGACCCTGACAAATTAAGTGAAAGTGAATGGTGTAAGGCAGCGGAACAAGTAATGTGGGTATTAAAGTTTAACGGAACAATACAGGAAAAATAATGAGTGTTCAAAACGAAGGTGTACAATACACGTTAAGCCTAAAAGATTTATTTAGCAACAAAATAAAAACCGCCACTACTCAAACCGAGAAACTAAATTCTGTTGTTGGTAAAACACAAAATTTGTTTCGCAGTATGGGTTCTGCTCTTGGTGTTGGTGTTGGTATTGCTTCTGTTGTTGGATTTGGTAGGGCGGTTATTGAAAGTCTAAAAAATTACGAATATTTTTCTGCTTCATTGCGCGTATTATTGAAGGGAGATGCACTTGCGGCTAAAGCACTTGAATCGCAATTAGTAGCACTTGCAAAAGAAACACCATTTAATTTAACCGAGCTACAAGATGCCACAAAACAATTATTGGCGTATGGATTTGCCGCGGGGGACGCAGTAAAAAATATAAAAATGCTTGGCGATGTTGCATCAGCACTAAAAATACCATTTCAAGATATTGCGTACCTATACGGAACATTAAAAACACAAGGCCGCGCGTTTTCAAAAGATATTTATCAATTTACAGGGCGAGGTATTCCAATAGTAAAAGAATTAGCAAAGCAATTTAAAATAGCCGATGATGAGGTTATGAAATTTGTTGAAGATGGAAAGGTTGGGTTTAATGATGTAGAAAAAGCATTTCAGTCAATGACCACAGAGGGTGGTATGTTTTTCAACATGATGGATATTCAAAGCCAAACCGTAGGCGGTAGGTTAAGCATGATATCTGATTCATGGGAGCATTTAAAAGTTAATATCGGCAAATCTCAAACAGGAATAATTGCATCAACGGTTTTATGGGCTGACACAATGTTATCTAAAATAACAAGTGTGATAGGCCGAATGAATCAAATGGATGAAAATTTTAAAAAGTTTGGAGCAAAAGAAATATCTGGCAAAACATTAGATACCGTTTTCCCGTTTTTTGGAGCAATTGAAAGATTAAATCAAGCGAAAGAAGCAGAGCAATTTAATGATGCAATTTATTCGCTTTATGTTGACAAGCCTATTGAATCATTAAAAGATGGCTACAAAAGAAAACAGGAACTATTTAATTTGTTAGCAAATCAAAACAAAGCCTATTTAAAAGGTGAATTGGATTTGATTACAAAAAACAGAAACGCGGCCACATTAAAAGGAGCAATTGAAAGCGTATCAGGTCAAATTGGCTTATTTGGTCAAAAAGACCCAATGGCAAAACCACCAAAAGTACCACCAGACGGCACTCCAACAGGCGGCACTCCAACCGCATCAGTCGAGGCACAAAAGATGCAGAATTTCAATATTGATATAGGTAACTTAATTGAGAAATTCACCATTCAAACTACAAACATGAAAGAATCGAGCGCGGCAATTAAGGACGAGGTAACAAAGGCTTTGATTTCAGCGGTTAATGATTTCCAACTAATGGCAACAAAATAATGAGCGTTAATTTTATACTCCCTCAAAACAAAAAAAAGGCAACCTTTCAAACATTGGCGAAAGGTTACGGTTTGCCTGTTGTAAAACGTGCTTTTTTAAACACCGAACAACTTGATTCAGGAACTAATTTCGGCATAGGCGACAACGAGGATGGGCGGTCATGGATGGGAACACCATTATTCAGCACTTTATTTATTGAGCGCCCCGAAACATCTGAATACATCTACAACGAGGAAACACAACAATATTCAGAAACCCCGATTGTTTTGGCATCCAATAAAACAATAGGCGACAAACAGGGCGTTTATATTGAGGGCTGCATAATGGATGTGAACGAGGTAAACAATGTTGTTACCACCCAAATTGATGGCCTAAATGGTGGCGTGGATGAGTTTATAAGCAACGGGGATTCTATTATTTCAATTCGTGGTTTCTTTGCATCAAAAGATGTGAACGTACAACCCCGATTAGACACAGAAATTTTGCGCTCTTATTGCCGCGTTGGCGTTTCTTTGTCTGTTGTGAACTCTTACCTTAACGACACTTTTGGAATCGGTCAAATCGTTGTTTTATCGACTAATTTCTTCCAACAACAGGGCATGAGAAACGTGCAGTATTTTGAGATTCAAGCCAAAAGTTCAATCACATTCACTATTGAGGAAGTAAATGCTTAGGATTCGCAAAGGCATAACGGTAACACAAGTTCCAACGCAGGCGCACCCCAATAGAAATAAGGTGCTATTCTTTCCGTATGTAAATGTTTGCACCATTTCCGATAGCTTTGACACTTTTACAGGTAGTGCAACTATTACACTACCTCAAAACCTAAAGTATCAAAACCGCAATATTTACAAGGGTGTTGACCCTATGATGATGCGAGGCGACAAAATCAAAATTGAGGCTGGATATTATCCGAAAATCAAAACATTATTCACGGGCTACATTTCCAAAATAGGCAACAACATCCCGATTGAAGTAAAATGCGAAGATGAAATGTTTATTTTAAAGCAAAAGATTAGCCCGAATTTAAGTTACAAAACCGTTAATCTTAGAACATTCATTGCGCGGTTACTTGAGGGAACAAGCATCGCATTTACTGCATCAAATATCGACTTAGGAGCAATCAGGGTGAACCAAAGCAACATTGCAAAAGTGCTGCAAGTCCTGCGCGACACTTACGGGATTTATTCGTTTTTTCGTGATGAGGTTTTAAAAGTTGGGCTGCCTTATTACCCAAACGAAGCCATTGAGCAAACAATTTTGATGGAAAGGCAAATCATATCCAATGACATGGAATATTTGCGTAAGGAGGATGTTAAAGTAAAGGTAAAAGGTGTTCTAATCAACCCTGACAATTCTAAAACTGAAATATTTGTAGGTGATGAGGATGGGGAACTTAGAACCG